AAGCAATACCAGAAGCAGCACAGCAAGTGCCGTCTCAAATAGATCAAATGCGTAGTATGTATAGACCAGTAGAATCAGAAACACGTGGCCCTGCACCAAGAGATAATTTACCTACAACAATAGCAGCGTTTGGTGGTTTTAGACCTGCAGAGGGCGGTAGCGCAACAGCAACACAAGCACCACAACAACAACCAAGTGAATATAAGCCTGTTAATATTAGAACCGGCGGACTAGCTAGTTTAAGGAGAAAATAATGAGACCAAGTCGTGGAATGGGAGCTATGATGGCTAGTAAAATGCCTAAAGGTACAATTAAAAAACGAAGAGATAACACAGACTTTACGCAGTATAAAGAAGGTGGACCTGTAGGACTATATGCAAATATAAATGCTCGTAAAAAAGCAGGTACTTCAAGACCAAAATCGAAGTCTACAATATCACCTAAGGCTTATGCAAATATGAAAGCTGGATTTCCAAAGGGTAAAAAATAATGGTTGATAGAACCACCGGGACAACAGATTTTAACTTAGATTTAAACAATCTTATTGAAGATGCATTTGAAAGATGTGGTCAAGAACTTCGTACGGGTTATGAGTTAAGAACTGCACGTCGTTCTTTAAACTTGATGGCTATTGAGTGGGCTAATCGCGGTCTTAATTTATGGACTATAGAACCAGGTCAAATTGCGTTAAACCAAGGTCAAATCATGTATGCACTACCTACAGATACGATTGATTTGTTAGACATGGTAACGCGTACTGGTACAGGGCAGAACCAACAAGATATTAATATTAACCGCATTTCTGAATCTACCTACATTACAATACCTAACAAGAATGCAAATGGTCGTCCTATCCAAGTATGGATTAATAGACAAAGTGGCCAAGAAAACCCCACTACAATCCTTACTGCTGAAGCGTTAGACGCAACAGAAACTACGATTACATTAAGTTCTACAGTAGGTTTAGCGCAGTTTGGTTTTGTTAAAGTGGATAATGAAACGATTCAGTACGGTGGTATTAGTGGTAATGACTTAGTGGATTGCATACGCGGTGTGAATAATACAACTGCAGCAACACACTTAACAGCATCTAAAATCTATGTGCAGAACTTACCTACAATCAATGTATGGCCAGCACCTGATCAAAGTAATTACTATCAGTTTGTGTACTATAGACTAAGACGCATTCAAGACGCTGGTAATGGCGTAAATGTACAAGATATTCCGTTTAGATTTATTCCATGCATGGTTGCAGGGTTAGCTGCTTATTTAAGTATGAAGCTACCTAATATTGATCCTAATCGTATTCAGATGTTAAGAGCAGACTATGAAGCGGCATTTCAATTAGCAGCAGACGAGGATAGAGAAAAAGCAAGTATTAGGTTTGTACCTCGTGAAATGTTTTACCACGGGTAATTAAATGCCTAGTAAATATTCAAGTGGTAAAAATGCCATATCGCAGTGTGATCGCTGCGGGTTTAGATATAAGTTAAAACAACTTAAAAGATTGGTTATTAAGACCAAAAATGTTAATATACTAGTATGCCCAGAATGTTGGGAACCGGATCAGCCGCAGTTAAGCTTAGGTTTATACCCAGTTAACGATCCGCAAGCAGTGCGTAATCCAAGACCTGATTTAGGCTATTACACAGCAGGACTAAATGGATTACAACTAACGGAACAAACAGGCACAGCTACAGACGATACAGGGATTCCTACAATGGGTAGCCGCGTTATTCAATGGGGTTGGTTACCTGTAGGTGGTGCAAGTTCGTTTGATGCAGTACTAACACCTAATTATTTAGTAGCAACCGGCGAAGTAGCATCAGTAACAGTAACAACAACATAAGGAGTATTAAAATGGCATATAAAAAAGCAGCAGACGGCGTTGTTAAAAAAGGTAAAACAGATGTTAAAGTTTTTCCTAACGATGGCGCTAAAGTAGGTATTGAAAAAGGCGGTAAAAAAACTGCTGGCGTTAAAAACGTAGATTTAAAATCTATGGGTCGTGGTTTAGCTAAAGTTAAAAATCAAAAAGGAAAATAATCATGGCAGAATATAAACAACCAGAGCCTAATCCAAATAGTTTAGATATTCAGGTTTCTCAAGATCCTAATAAACTAAGTGCTACTGAGCTTAATTTTAAAACAGCTAGACAACGCGTTAGTATGGGTGATCCTGCTCGTGACGATGTTAAAACTGATGGCATCACTATTCGTGGTTGCGGTGCAGCTACTAAAGGCACTAAAGCTAGAGGCCCGATGGCGTAATGAATTACTCTGAGTTAGTCGCTGAGATACAAAGTTATACTGAGAATCAGTTTCAAACAGCTGATATAAACACGTTTATACAACAAGCAGAACAACGTATATACAACTCAGTACAACTTCCTGCATTACGCAAAAACGTAACAGGTACAATGACTTCAGGAAATAAATATTTAGCAATGCCAACTGATTGGTTAGCTACGTTTAGCTTGGCAGTGATTAATGCTAGTAATGAATACACATACCTTCTAAATAAAGACGTAAATTTTATTAGGCAATCATTCCCTGATACTGACTCGGCTTTTTATGGAGTGCCTGGATATTATGCAGTGTTTGACCAAAGTACATTTATTCTTGGACCTACACCAGATAGTAACTATGCAGTTGAACTTCATTATTTTTATTATCCTACATCTATTGTTACTGCCAGTACTACTTGGTTGGGTGATAATTTTAGTTCTACGTTGCTTTATGGATCATTACTAGAAGCATATACGTACATGAAGGGTGAACAAGACGTTATTAATCAGTACCAAAAACGTTATGATGAAGCCATGATATTGTTGAAACAACTTTCAGATGGTAAAGATAGACAAGATGCTTATAGAAGTGGTCAAGTAAGGTACCCAGTACAATAATGGCTATATCACAAACACAGACGACAGTATTTAAATTAAATCTATTAAAAGGCCTAGAAAACTTTAATGCAGGGTCACCTTATACTTACAAAGTTGCTTTGTATGATGGTAGTGCGGATTTAAATGAAGCTACAACTGTGTATACAACAACAAACGAAGTAACAGGTACAGGCTACACAGCGGGGGGTAAAATCTTAACAGCGTCTGGACTAGGAAGTGATACATCTAATAATACAGCTTATGTTTCGTTTGACGATGTTACTTGGAGCCCTGCTAGTTTTGCAACCGGTGGTGCGTTAATATATAATAGCACTACAAATGCTGCGGTTGCAGTGTTAAATTTTGGTGGTACAAAAACGGCTACATCCACATTTACAATTACGTTCCCGACAGCAACTTCAACCACTGCTGTTTTAAGAATCTCATAAGGAGACTATATGCCTTGGGTTACAGTAAACACTAGTCAAACTGCAGGATGGGTTTTAGTTAATGACAGCCAAACACCGAATTGGCAAACTATAGTAACATAAATAAAACTAAGGATCTTTTATGGCAAGTACGTATTCCGATTTAAAAATAGAACTTATAGGTACAGGTGAACAATCTGGTACTTGGGGTGTAACTACGAATACCAATTTAAGTACTGCGTTAGGCGAGGCTATTACAGGATCAGCTGATGTTGCCTTCTCAAGTGCTGATGTTACTGTAACCTTAACTAATACTAATGCTGCCCAAACAGCTCGTAATTTAAGACTTAATTTAACAGGTACTTCAGGTGGTGCTCGTAACTTAATCCTAGGTTCAGGCTGTCAAATTGAAAAATTATACCTTGTTAATAATGCGTTAGCTGACGCTGTTACCGTTAAAAACACAACTGGAACAGGCATTGCAGTGCCTGCTGGTAGGACAATGTTTGTCTTTAATGATGGTACTAATGTTGTTGATGCGTTAAGTTATTTTTCAGGTACAGTAGTTTCAAGTGCTGCTACCATAACAGGTGGTACTATTAATAGCACATCAATCGGTGCTACAACTCCTAGTTCAGGTGCATTTACAACATTAAGTGCTACAGGTAATACAACGCTAGGTGATGCATCGGGTGATACAGTTACATTTAATGCCGCTACAGCAAGTATACCTAATAATTTAAATTTTAGTGGTACAGGTAGTGTTACATTACCAAATGGTACAACAGGGCAAAGACCTTCCCCAGCTACGGGTATGATACGATATAATAGTACTGAAAGTACGTTTGAAGGTTATGCAGCAGGTGCTTGGGGATCTATTGGTGGTGGCGCTACAGGTGCAGGTGGAGACCAAGTATTCTACGAAAACGAATTAACAGTAACAACAAGTTATACTTTAACAACAGCTAGAAATGCAATGTCAACTGGACCTATAACTATTAACTCAGGCGTAGTTGTTACTGTGCCAACGGGTCAACGCTGGGTAATCTTATAAAGGAAAAATAAATGGCACAAATTGTAATTGACTCTAATAGTAATTTAATACAAGGTGACTTTGATTCAGCTACGGTAAATAATCGTACTAAGTTTCAAACATCTACACCTAATGCTAATACGGGTGTTTATGCAGTTCCTAACGGTTCAGGCACAGTTGCAGGGTTTCAAGCATCTAACAATTCAAATCCTACCAATGCATCTAAAATTGTTATGGCTACAAACGGCTCAACTGATACACAGATTATTTCAGGTGTAAACGGTTCAGGTACATATTTACCTTTGAGTATTTATACAAATAATGCGTTGGCAGGACAGTTTGATACAAGTGGTAATTTAAGTGTTACAGGTAGTGTAAATATGGGGTCTTCGTTTTTAAGGAACCGTATTATAAATGGTGATATGAGAATAGATCAGAGAAATGCTGGTGCTAGTATTGCTTCTCCAGCAGACCAATATACTCTTGATAGATGGTCATCTCGTCAAGATGGTGGTGGTGTTGCATCTATTCAACAATCTTCTGTTGTGCCTAATGGATTTACTAAGTCATTACTTTTAACTGTAACTACTGCTGATTCTTCTGTTACAGGAACAGACAGATATTTTATTTCTCAAGCAATTGAAGGTTTTAATATTGCTGATTTTGGTTACGGAACTGCATCGGCATCAACTGTAACTTTATCATTTTGGGTAAGAAGTTCAGTTACAGGAACATACGGTGGTGCTTTTCAAAACGGTGATGGCGATAGAAGTTATGCGTTTACTTATACAATTTCTGCCGCTAACACTTGGGAACAAAAGACAGTAACGATTGCTGGAGATACTACAGGCACTTGGAATACAAACAATAGTGCTGGTTTACAAGTTCGTTTTGCATTAGGTGTTGGATCTACTTTAACAACTGCCTCTGGTTCATGGACTGCTGGTAACTTTATTAGTGCAAACGGAGTAACTAACTGGATTTCTACTAACGGAGCTACCTTCTACATCACAGGTGTCCAACTAGAAGTAGGCTCAACAGCAACACCGTTTGAACGCAGACTTTATGGTCAAGAGCTTATTAATTGTCAGAGATATTATTGGAGATTAAAAGCTACTGATGGAGTGTCTTTATTAGCTATTGGATTAAATTCTGGAACAACAACTGCTAGACATCTTTCTTCTTTTCCTGTTCCTATGAGGACTTCACCATCATCTTTAGAAACCTCTGGAACTGCATCTGACTATAGAGTTTGGAATGGATCTACAGCAACAAATTTATCTGTTGTGCC